TCATGGATTCTGGCTTTCAGACTGACGTCTGTTTTTCCAAGCGGATATTTGTTTGCCGATGCCCACTGTCATGGCTGCAATAGTCGCGGTCTGCTTCAAGGTTATAATTTTCTTCTCTGTGCTCAGTCTGAGCAAGACTTTCAGCAATTCAAACTTGACCTGAAAGCCTTGCAAGTAACGCTGGCGGTTCACTTCCTCCTTTGTCATGTTCGCAAGCTGAATGTACTCGAACAGTTCAAGGGAAACGTTGGTTATTTTCTGACCAACGGTAAACTTGTAGGATTTGGGAAACTTCATCGTTACATCAATCAGATAACTTACCAGTGTTTCCGTATCACGCCATACTTGTAATTCAGATGCAATCATAATTGTTAAAGGTTAAACAGTTGAAAGGTTAAAGTGAATCAAGAGAGAAAGCGGAAACGGGACGGACCCAACAGTAGTTGTACTGAATGTAGTTGCCCCTATTGCCATAGACCCAATCGAGAACGAAATTATACTTATTATTTTTTCTCGTGGATGACCAATACCAACTGTCCTTTATCGGTTGTTTGCAGGAGATGCCCAAACTCGCATTTAGCATAATTTTGTTATTGTAGCCCAAATGGATTTCCTGCAATGTGGGGATATGCCATTGCAGTCCTCCCAGGTTTAATACAAGCACTTTTTTCGCTATTTCACTTCCTGTATCAGCCAGCGCCTTTGTATTGGCAAGTCCATCGGTGTCTCTCATACCGTCCTCAATATCTGGATGCTGCTTGCCCGTCTGGTCTTTATCCCAATCAAGCAGAATGTGGGTGTCATTATCCACATCTTCCGGATAGAAGAACAAGGCGTTGCCGTCATTGACTATAACGACACACAATGCCTTCTCATTCTCTTCGTGCAGTCCCCAAAACTTGGGTTCCACAAACTGTCTGTTTTCGGTAAAGATGAACACACCGTTACCGACATTGTCTTTTGTGTAAATTCCTTTTTCCATATTGTTGAAAGTTGAATTGATAAATCGTTAAAATGTTAAAGAGAAGCGGAAACGGGACGGACCCAATTGTCGTAGTACTGACTGCCGCTGCCCCTACCGCCACTGACCCAACCGAGAACGAAATGGCTTTTATTAGAATACCTTGTACTTGACCAATGCCAGTTTTTACTGATTGGTGTACCGCCAATCAGTAACATCATACGGTCCAAATCGTCACCATATTCATCCATCAGGTTCAACTCTCCACCGGCCGGTATATACCACTGCTTTCCCTGCTTCTTGCAGAATTTCGCGGCAGGGCTTCCAAGCGCTAACAAGGCTTCGGTATTGGCGTATCCGTCGAAATCCTTGATACATTCTCTATAAGTGGAATGAGTCTTCAAGCCGGATGTATTGTCACTGTCAAGCAACGGCAATTCCTTGTCAGAACCGTTCTTATTAACTATAATCCGATGGCTATCCCTGACAATAGCTATACCGACCGTCTCTTCCTTGCATTCCGAAAAGTAGTCCTCTTTCCAGCAATTACCGGATTTAGTGGTAATGTATATTCCATCCGGCGCTTCGAGAAAAGGGTAATGCTTAACTGATGTGAAAACGTCATGGCTTGTTCCGCTACTTGGTTCGTTAACTCTGTTTCTTTCCTTGTTTA